ATACCAGCTGGCGTACAATACACTACAATAATCGGAGATGGTTCAAGTACTGAATTTTTGATTACCCATGGTCTTACCACAGTTGCTCCATTTGTGGTTGTAATGAAGAAAAACGCAAGTGAAAAATTTGAAGTGGTAAACGCACTTTGGGAAGTTTTTAGTAATACTCAAGTCAAAGTTTATTTTGAAACACCTCCTGCATCCGGAGATGCAAAAGTATTAGTATTTGGAAATGTTTCTACAGCTTCAATAGTTATATCCACCCTTGATCAATTACCAGACGTCATAACAAGTGGTGCTTCAGCTGGAGATGTCCTTTATAGAGATGGATCTTACTGGGTTGCACACGCCATGCACTTGAATGACTTGGCAGATGTACAAGGCACAAACTCAGCAACTAATGGTCAATTCTTAAAATATAATGGATCAGCTTGGATCAACGCAAATATAACTGAAGTTAATAATATTAATGATGTCTCAGATGTGACAATTACTTCTGCGGCTAATGGTCAATTCCTTCAGTATAATGGTTCCGCTTGGGTCAACAGCACTCTGCCAACTAATGAACCAACTGGTCACGAAAATAAAGATAATAGCCAAATATCTTTTAATAATAATAACCGCAGGTTCTACATACAGCCAGGTGGCGTAAACTCGGCCGCAAGCCATGTTGTCTGGTGTGCAGGTAAGAAGTTCGTCAAATCTGCAAATGAATATGTAGAAATACCAAACACTACTGGAATATATTATATTTATTATAATTCAAGTGGAACTTTGAGCTACAAGACTTCTTTCTTTGACCTAGAAAATGAAGCTCCAATTTCTTATATATATTGGAACTCCACAGTTGCAGAAGCAGTATTTTTTGCGGACGAACGCCATGGAATTACCATGGATTGGGCAACTCATGAGTATTTACATCGTACTCGTGGTGCAGCAATAGCCTCTGGTTTCGGTGCATCTGGTTATATTTTAGGTGGAAACGGAACAAGCAACACACATGCTCAAATGAGTTTGGTTGGTGGAACTTTTTATGATGAAGATTTGCAAGTTGATATTGTACATTCAGCAACTCCAACATCTGATACTTGGGAACAGAGATTAGAAAATGGCGCGTACATACCAGTCTATTACCATTCTGGTTCCAATGGCGGTTGGATAAAAGACACCGCAACACAATTCCCATTGAAGTACAACGCAAGAGCCAAGTATAACCAATATACTGGTGGCTCTTGGACTACTACAGACATTGACAATAATCGATGGGGCGTTTCCTGGATAGTGGCTACCAATAACCTAAATGAACCAGTACTTGCAATTCTTGGACAAAATAGCTATAGCTCCACAAATAATGCAGAAGACGCAACATGGGAAGATCTTAATTTAGATGGCTTTCCAATATTTGAGTTTAGACCACTTTATAAGATAATTTACTACACATCAAATACTTATACGAATACTCCAAAAACATCATTTACAAGTATTTGGGATCTTAGAAGAATAATATCTTCTGGTAGCGCTATACCAACTACTCCAGTTTCTGATCACGGATCTATGAGCGGCCTTGCAGACGACGACCATATAAATTACTTGAATGTCACAAGGCACGATGCATTAGATCATACTACGGCATTAGGATCAGCTTCTATAACTGATTTAGGCGATGTTGCAATAACTGGCGCAACACCAGATCAATTCTTAAAGTGGGATGGATCTAATTGGATTAATGCGGACATACCACAGATTAATACTCTTGATGATGTTGGCGATGTATCCGCAACTGGAGCATCTGCTAACAGCGTTTTGGTATACAACGGATCAGCTTGGGTAAGTACAATCGATCCTGTAATTGGTGGAAACTTAACTGCAAATGGAAACTTAACAGTAAGTGGCAATTTAATAGTTGAAGGAAACACTGTAACTTTAAATACCGAAACTTTAACGGTTGAAGATAAAAATATCGTAATGGGTTCAGTGACAACGAATGCCGCTGCAGACGGTGGCGGAATAACTTTAATTGGTTCCACTAACAAATCAATTAGCTGGACGAACTCAACTTCATCTTGGACTTCATCAGAAAATATAGATTTGGCTTCTGGTAAAGTTATTAAAATAAATGGAACTGAAGTACTTTCTGTAACCAATTACACTGGACAAGCCGCAACAGTTGCTGCCAACTCAGTCAGCCCTAGCATCCTGCAAGAAGGTCCTGCAAGAGCTGGATTTAGATCACAGATAAATGCACAAACAGTTACTCCTTATACTTTAGTGGCTACAGACCTAGGCAAACTTATAACAATGAATGCCTCAACTGGAATGACACTCACAATACCGGCAAATAGCTCTGTGCCATTTACTATAGGTGACAGAGTTGATGTTGTCCAAATTGGAACAGGAGCTCTTGAAATTGCAGGAGCAGATGGCGTAACTGTCAATGCAACTCCAGGACTTAAACTACGTACACAGTGGTCATCTGCTACAATGGTAAAGATCAATACAGATCAATGGATTGTATTGGGTGACTTAAAGGCTTAATTTTATGACAATTCCAGCAGGTAGCGCAGGCGGATCAAGGCGCAATAATAAGCCAGCTATAAGCGCACGGTGCCAATTCAAACGTTGCCAACACAACCATAACTAGCCTAGGCTTTGTAGTGGGTACCATATCCACAACTAGCACAGCAGATCCAAATCTTGAAAATAAATTGATATCTGCAGTTACAGATACATCTATCTCAATTTTAAGTACCGCAATTGGTTACTCTATTCATAGTCCATTTTTCCCACCATACTTTCCACCATTTTTTCCACCAAACTTTTGCGCTTCATGTGCTCCACAACCATGGCCACAAAATTGCACTAGAGTCTTTCCCGACACATGTGATAATATTGGTTATAGATACCAGTATTACGACTGCGGTGGATGTCAGACTTGCGCTGGAACTGGTGGATACAATCCTGTTTATGATCCCACTTACTGTGGATACACCCCTCCAGCAGGACCAGCTCCTGCACCAGCTCCTGCTCCTGCACCTGCACCAGCTCCTGCTCCCGGTGCATGTGCTGCCTGTGGAGGGGGTTCTGGTTCTGGGTGCATTGACATCAAGGGAGATGGTAATTTAGGATGCTTCTAGGGTGGCCAGTGAATAAAAATTCATGGTACAATAATTAATATAGGAGAAAGTAATTTACTTATGATTAACAAAAATACATCATGGCAAGATTTACTGCCAACTTTTGAAAGAACTGAAGAAAGTTTTTTTAATACATGGGATTTTTTTGAAGGAAAATTTGGGGAATTCGGTACTCCTGGTTTTTCTGAACAGATACTTCCAGCAAGATTCCCTCATATTTTTGGTCATAATGATGAGTTAAATGTAAAAGTTACCTTATATCGAGGAGAAGATGGGCAACTTCTTTGTGTCGTAGCTAGATACTTTAATGAAGAAAATAATATAGAAAAACCATTTATCTTTGATGTTCATCCAGATTATCAAAGACAAGGAATTGGAACAAAAGTTGCCGATTACGTATTTGAACAAATAAAAGATGAAGCTGGAGAAGATTTTGACTATCCAAAATCTTGGGAAAATATTGACCTGACTTTGGCTAGTGCAAATTTTGCAAATAAATATGTTAAAAAATTCAATTAGACGCAATAAATATATAGTGATATAATATCCATATGACTCCATGGCAAGAATATAAAAAAAAACGTCAAGAACAGCTTAATCTTGGGGCTGCAGTTAGACCAGGTGATCTTTTGGATAAGAGTAATTACACCTCTGAAGAAGAGTCTGAATCAAGATATTCGGTATGCGAACAATGCCCAAGCCTAATTAAACTTACACATCAATGTAAAGAGTGTGGCTGTTTTATGAAGATGAAAGTAAAATTAAAACAAGCTGTGTGCCCTTTAGGCAAGTGGTAATGTTTGACTTTGCAAATACTAGTTCATCTGAATATTTAAACTATTCAATGTTTGTTGATATTGAAACTAATAAACCAAGAAATATTAATGACCTTGATAAAAGCAGATTTCCTTATCCGTATGTTGAAAATGTAGAACCTTTTAAAGTTTTTAAACAAGAAAATCTGTTATCAGAAGATGAATGCGATTATCTTGTCTGGCTTGCAGAAACACAAGAAGTTTGGCCAGTAGTTGGTGCGCCATTCTGGGATGAAAGAAATCTTGGCCTTCTTACGGCTCTTCAACTGCACAAATACGCATCGTCTGCACTTCAAAAACTATGTTTAGATATTCATAATAGAATTAAAAACTTCATTTCTAAGTCATTTGTCACTGAAGCCTATGCAGACCAAATAGGCATAAATAGAGCACCTGCGAATAGTTGGCAGATGGCACACATAGATTATGTATCACACTTTGATAGAGTTGCCGGATGCGTAGTATTTTTAAATGATAATTTTGAGGGTGGAGAACCGTTTTATCCATATTATGGAGAAATGACAACGCCGAAAAAAGGTATGGTCTACGCTCATAATCCAGGAAATTCTCATCTTCATGGAGTAACCCAAATCAAGGGCAACACTCGTTATACGATTTCTTCTACTTGGACACGAAATCCACAACAATCTTCATACACTAGACAAATAAAACAAATAGAAGATTACTTAGCCAATATTAAAGGTAGTTAAATATTTTTATAATTTTAGACTATTTAATAACTGTGGTATCATTACTATATATTAAGAACTAGTTCAAAAGAGGAAGAGGCAGCTAATGGCTTATAGTGGATCTAAATTTGCGGTAAATAATACACTTCTACTCAGGAGATCAGACGAAACTGGTGTTGCCCCATCGTCACTTGCTGAAGGTGAATTGGCCATCAATATTGTTGATGGTAAATTATTCTACAAGAACAAAACAGCAAATGCAGTAATACGGAGTTAATTTAATATCCAACGTTGTTGGAACTGCAAACCAAGTCTCGGTAACAGCTAACGCCACCTCTGGAGTTTACACCCTAAGTCTTCCATCCACGATACAGACTACTCAGGCTAATGTCTCAACTTTATTTGTTGACGGAATTGAGATTAACACAAATGGAGCCACTACCAATCAAGTTCTAAAATTTGATGGAACTAAGTTTGCTCCTGGCACAGACACTGGTTTAGCTGGGACTGTAAGCGTTTCAACTATAGGTGATGGCACTACCACTAGCTTTACTGTTACTCACAACCTTGGAACACGTGACGTTGTAGTTGTTGCGCGCAATGCTGCAAGCCCATATGAAGTCATCGATGTACGTTGGGAAGCCACAACAACTGGAACAGTTACTTTAGATTTTTCAGCTGCACCATCGTCTAACTCAGTAAGAGTTGGCGTCTATGCAGCAGTTGCTGGAAGCACCATTACTACGACTTTAGCAACTCAAACAGACGTTACTCTAACCACACCTGCTAATGGCGACTTCCTTCGTTATAACGGAAGTGTTTGGATTAACGATGCCGTAAATCTTTCAACAGATACTATTGGAGATTATGTTTCTAGTTTAGTAGCTGGAACTGGGATCACCCTTTCCAATAACACTGGAGAAGGTTCTACCCCAACCATAGCCGTAACGGCTAATACTTTCGATGCTTTTGGTGCAGCTTCATCTGCACAAACCGCAGCACAGAACTATGCAGCTAACTTAGTTGCAAACGTAGCTACTGCATTTGAAGTTGCTGGCGATTCAGGAACAAGTAAGACAATTACTTCTGGTTCAGATACCCTCAGTATTTTGGGCGGCACAGGTCTTACCTCGGTAACTTCAAATACAGATACAATAACAATCAATCTTGATAATACATCTGTATCCGCAGGATCATACGGTTATGCAAACACAACTCAATCTTTTACCGTAGATGCTCAAGGACGTTTAACTGCAGCTACACAAAATCAAATCAGCATTGCTGCTAGTCAGGTAAACGATCTTTCTTCTAGTGCGGTAACATCGCTTACTGGTACTGCAAATGAAGTTGAAGTTTCATCTTCTGCTGGCGCGGTTACGATTGGTCTTCCATCAAACGTAACAATTGGTCAAGACCTCGTTGTTACTGGTAACTTGACAGTTAGTGGCAACGTAACAACTGTTAACACAGAACAGTTAGATGTAGAAGATAATATTATTACATTAAACTCTGGTGTCGTCGGTTCTCCAGCATTAAATGCTGGCTTAGAAGTTAATAGAGGAACATCAACAGATGTGTCTATTCTTTGGAATGAAACTACAGATAAGTGGACTTTTACAAATGATGGAACTAACTACGTTAACCTTGGAGACGTAACTGCAGCTGCTCTTATAGCAGCAGCTGGTGGTGATGGAACCGCAGGACAAGCTCTTACGACTAATGGTTCTGGAGTATTAGACTTCACGACAATTGTTGGAACAACAGAAGCTTCAATCATTTCAGCGGTTGGTGCTGATGGAGCCAACGGTGCAGTCTTAATGACCAACGGTGCTGGAGACCTAACATTTACTACTTTGACAGCAGCAAAGATCTCAGACTTCTCTGAGGCAGCTCAGGACGCCGTAGAAGGCGCGATAACGGCAGGCACGGGTGTAACCAAGGCCTATAACGACAATGCTAATACAATTAGCCTTTCAATTGGCCAGGACGTTGCCACCAATGCAGCAGTTACCTTTGGTAGCGTAGCAACTGGAGCAATAACGCTTGATTCTGGAACTGGTGAACTCAACACTTCGACTCAGCTTGTCACCGTGAACACGGTCACAACAGTTGATAGCTTTGATAAGACAGTATACAGAACAGCTAAGTACCTTGTTCAAGTAACCCAAGGATCAAAGTATACGACTTCAGAAGTATTGCTTGTTCATGATGGAACTGATTCTTACCTGTCAGAATATGCAGTAATTGAATTGGGCGGAACAGTTATTCCTTTAACAGTATCAACTTCAATCTCGGCAGGAAATGTGTTGCTAAGAGTGACAATTACAAACGCAGCATCAACAAACGCTACCGTTAAAGTTGCAAGAACACTTATAGCAGTGTGATATAATAATATAAGTTTTACAATTTAATAATACAATTAAATTTTAAACTAGAGGGACAGTGAACTTTAGTGGCGAATAAAGACTTTGTAGTCAAGAATAGCTTAATCGTTGGCGACACCGCTACGATCAATGGCGTACAAATTGACCCTTCTGGCGCCACTTCTGGTCAAGTCTTAAAATTTGATGGATCTAAATTTGCTCCAGCTGCAGATCAGGGAGCAACAGATACATCTAGTTATTCAACAACTATTGGCGATGGCAATAATTCTAGTTATACAATAACTCATGATTTAAACACTAGAGATATTTTTGTTGCCGTAAGAGATGTAAATAACCCATATGATTTGACTCAGGTTGGATGGGAAGCAACAACAGTTAATACTTTAAAATTAACTTTTTCAAGTATAGTATCAAGCAACTCAAGAAGAGTTACTGTAATATCTGCAGGTTCTTTAGATTATTTTTCGGCAACTGTGGGCAATGGCTCTAGTTCAAATATAAATATAGATCACAATTTGGGATCTAGAGAAGTAGTAGTTTCTTTAAGGAATGCAAATTCTTTATATGAAAATATAATAGCTGGAGTCAGTGCACCAACAGCGCAAAGAGTCACAATTGACTTTAGCTCACCGCCATTACTTAATTCAGTAAGCGCAAGCGTTTTTATGCCATCTGAAGGCTATAGTTATTCTTCTACTATTGGCGATGGAACAAGCAACAGCTACGTTGTAACTCATAATTTAAATACTAGAGATATTGGTGTTATATCCAGAAATACAAGCACTCCTTTTGATATGACTTCTATTCTATGGGAAGCAACAACTTTAAATACCGCAACAATTTATTTTTCTTCTGCTCCTAGTACAAATTCAAGAAAAATAACAGTATTTTCTGCCCTTGGAGGAAGTAAGTATATACCAACGTTTTCAGAGATTTCTATTGGTGTTCCAGAAACATCATCTTCTTCTGGTAACACGGGAGACATCGCTTACGACTCTAACTACGTTTACATATGCACATCAGCAAATACCTGGAAAAGATCTGCTTTGACAACTTGGTAATAAATTGCTATAATTGTTTTATGCCTGTAGAAGAACAACAAATTAACATAACAATCCCTAAAGAAAAGCTCGAACAATGGAATGTATTTTTTGCACTTCCTTGTTATGACTCACATGTAACAGAGCCTTTTATGATGAGCTTTTTACAAGCTTGTCTCTATTTTAAAGAGATTGGTTTAAAGTATTCAGTCTGCACAATTTCAGATTCTTTGATTAACCGCGCAAGAAATAATCTTGTTGCTAAGTTCATGGGCAGTCCAGACTTTACCCACATGGTATTTATAGATGTCGATCTTCAATTTGACAAAGAAGCTATATTTAAACTTTTGTGGCATGATAAAGATGTTATGACTGCGTATTACCCTTTCAAAGAA